AAGTATTACTTGGAATCCAAACATCCCCGTATAAATTAATAATGTGTTTGGTTAATTTACCTGATAAATTGTTGGGGTCTTTAATGACTACGTTAGTTCTCTTACATTGAGCAATTAATTCGTGAGTATCTGAATTAACATATAATTTTGTTTTAGACGATTCTATTTCCGAACTATTACCTATTTGAGTTTGTCCTCCCTTTTTATTGATTACTATATTATTTTCGGATAATATGTGACTAATTTTTTTATGACCAACTTTAAATTTTTCCGCCAATTTATGTGTACTAGGAATTTCCGTTTGATATAGTTCAATAATCTTAATTTTATCTTCGGGAGTTAGTTTAGTTTTCATAGTGTTATCTTTTATATAAATATAACCATAATAACCCAAAAGTCAAATTATAACCCATTTATTTTTAACCCATTTTATAAATAAAAAAAAGGGACATATAGTCCCTTTTTCTTTTTTATAATAAAAGTATTGATTATCTCAACTCTCTTAAGTCAAATGTTCTTACACCATCAACAGTGATACGACCATAGAAACGGTTATTTACCATTTTTTTCGCGTATCTTGTCATAATTCCTTTAATTGGTGTGAAATTAAAAGGGTTATACATTGTTGGTGTTAATTGTAATGGTACATACGGTGCGTAGATGTATCCTGTGTCTAACAATGATGTTCCTTTGTGTCCTACTAACACTGTGTTAGCTGGGAAGTAAGGGTCACGGTAAACTTGGTAACGTCCCGCTAATGTTCCAACTCTTTCAATACCCATGTTGTATTGGTCTTGTTCTGGAGATGCGTTAGATACGTGGAAGTACTCTAAATCGTCAAAGATAGCAGAGATTTCAGAAGAAACCACAATCCAGTTAGCTCCACCTCTTAAAGTAGATTTGTGGATTTGAGCAGATAATTGGTTAATCGCAGTGATTAACGTTTGGTTCCAATCTTTTTGAGTGTAGTTAGTTGTGTTAGAAATTCTTCTCCATCCGTTGTAATCCCATCTTAAAGTCCAAGCAGCACCTTTACGTAAATCTCTTAAGATTTCACGGTCGATTTCAGCGGCAACTTGTTCAGATAATAAAGCTGTTAATTCAGCTTCAGCATCGATGTTATGGAAAGCAGCAACGTCTTGAGCTAACTCAGGAGACCATTGTGCTCTTAATTTTCTTTCAGTAACAGAAACTGTAACAGAATCTAAGTCGAAAGAAACCTCACCGATTTTATCTTCAAATTCTAATTCTTCATAACGTCTGAAAGCCGCTTGGATAGGAGCGTTAGCACCTGTCCCTGACCAAGCTGCTGTAGTAATAGTTACACCTGTATAACCATCTAAAGTTCCTGCACCACATCCAGCACAAACCGGTTGTTGAGCGTCAATCTCTAAATAGATAACACCTGAAGCATCAACACAAGTGTTTTTAAATGAACCTCCGTTACCATCTGATGCCCACTGTGTGGTAGTTGTACTACCATATTGTGCAATTCCTTGACCATATTTTTGAGTAACAACTCTAAATAATAAATTAGTAAAAGTTGTTGTTCCTAACTGACCAGCAACAGTTGCGTTATTTGTATATAATCTAAGACCTGATAAAAATTCTTCACTATCCATTTCTTGACCATTTGGCCCGATTAATTTTCCTTCACCTGTACTAGAAAAACCTGACATTGCTACCAATATTTTTCTAAATTCATTCGCAGTATATGCTGATGCGATTAAAGCTCCGTTAGACCAAGACACTGTTTGACAGTTAGCCGTAATAGCAGACCATCTACCTTTTGAATAATCAAATAAACCATCTGGGTCTAAACCTGGTTCAGTTCCTTCGTAGAATAAATCGTAAAGATTTTTTGTGTAAGCACCCAGATTATCTCCATAACCTGCACCTGAATTACCAGGGTAATTACCTGGAGAACCGATTGGAGCGTAGTGGTCACCTGAATTAACGTTTGGTGTACCACCATTATATCCTTGAATTTTAGGTACAAAGAAGAATAATTTACCAATTGGTAAATTCATTGCTTGTACAGATACGATTTCATTCGCTAATAATTTAGAAAATACTCTTCTTACGATAGGGAAAACAACAGTTTCGAAAGCTCCGTTAGAACCTTCACCTGTAGCTTCGTTTATCAAGAAAGACGCTTGATTCTCATATAACTGAGCTACGTTTTCTCTCATATGTCCTTTAAGACCTTCTAGGAATCCTAATTTATCCCATTTGTTGATTGTGTCTTCTTTAATAACTTTAAGGTGTTTTAACCCGATGTTACCAACTAGACCTGATTCTAATAATGCTCCCATTTTTTTTTGGTTTTTATTAATTTTAATTTATTTATTTTTATTTAATTTTTGTCATTAAATCTTTCATTCTCAAGAACTGTGGATTCTCATATGTTTTTGATTCGATTAAATTAACCGCCCCTGTAGAAGGTGATTTTGCGATTGTTCTTTCGATTGACTCATTCATAGTTTGAGATTTAGTACCTGCGGATAATTCGTTTTTAACAACTTGATATAAATTTTTAGATTCTTTAATAGTTTCAACACCATCAAATCTTCTTAAAATGTTAATTTTTTCTTGTTTTGAAGTTGAATGTTCTGTAAACAAACGTGTAGCGTAAGCTAAGTTTGAATTGAATATTGCAACCTCGTTTAATTTACTTCTAAAAACATTAAGTGCTTTTCTATACTCTTCATTCTTCTCTCTAAGAACTTGTAATTCTCTATTAGAAGTACTTTCTTTGATTGCAGTATTTGCACTTGAGTGAGCTCTTGGTTTTGGTAAACCACCTTTTCTAAAGTTAGACCCTGCACCTAAAGTACGAACCGCCTCTTTTGTCTCAACTTTTTTAATTGTTGTTTTAGGTTTTTCTGTAAATTGTTCTTTAGATTCCACTTTTTTAACCATTGTGTTTTTACCTAATTTACTACCAGAGTTTTCACCATCTTTATAATCAAATTTTGGTTTTCCGGTACCCATAGTTTTATCACCTTGTTTCATTTTAGTTTTAAAACCGGTACCTAAATTAGGCGATTTGTCATATTTGAATTTAGAAGGACTTCCCATACCAGTACCTTTAGGTTTGATAGACATTTTTTTAGATTCATAGATTGAATCATCCATTTCTTCTTCTTGGTCTTCATCGTCCATTTCAATTTCATAAACTATTTCTTCGTCTTCGTCAGATTCAAACATTTCTTCATCAAATTCATCTTCATCTTCGTCATCAGAACTAAACATTCTTTCTACGATAGATTCGATTGATTCGTCCATTTCTTCTTCATCTTCATCAGATTCATCAAATTCAAACATTTCTTCTTCTTCACCTTCACCAACAATCATATACTCTTTACCTGTTTCTTCATCTTTAAGGTGAGTGTTTCCTTTGTCGTCTTTAGTAACAACAATATTATCATCCGGTCCCATAAGTTGAAATACTCTAAGTACTTCATCATCGTCAGCGTCAGTTAAGTCGATAGTGTCTTCTTCGTCGTCCATATCTTCTTCGTCGTCCATATCTTCTTCGTCACCGAAGTCCATATCTTCTTCATCGTCCATATCATCAGTATCCATTTCGTCACCCTCTTCGTCTGATTCATCATCGCCCATATCAATATCGGCAATATCGTCAGAACCCATTGGTTCATCCATTTCAACGTCATCCGTTTCAATCTCATCGTCTTCTTGTTCAGATAAAGATTCTTTTACTAGGTCTTTGATTTCTTGTTTCATTGTAGAAGCAAGTATTCCTTTTGCATTTTCAGCTACCGCTTCTTCCAAATTTTTCATTTGGATGATAGCCTCTTCAACTAAAGATTTTTCTTTTGCCATTGTTATTATATTGGTTTTAATATATAAATATCACCCAAAGTGAAAAAAGTTTAAATTAACTTCATTTCACGTCAGGTTTTTATACATTCATAAATATCATCAAAAAAATAAAAAGCACAAAAAAAGAGGACATATAGTCCTCTTTTAGTTAATAACAGAATTTTTGATTACTCAATCACTTCGTCAATTTTACTTTCAACAATTGCGGTAATTCTCCACTCCATTGTATAATGTTCAAAAACTTTAGTAACTTTAGCTTCAATATCGGTAGGGTTATACCCGCTAACCAATTTTTCTTCTCTTAATTTTTTAATCTTTCCTGATGCCTCATCAAGTGAGTCTAAGGTAATTTTTGCGATAAAATACTTTTCTTCCATTTTGTTTTATTTAATTAATATCCCAAATAATCGTTTAATTTTTTCATTAAGTCAAGCGATTTGTTTCCGGAATCTCCAACGTGTCTTTCAACGCTCATTTTTTTCTCTTCTTCTAAGTTCTCATCGTATAGATGTTTATCCTCTTTATTTAAGAATAAGTACGCTCCCGGAGTGGATGGTGAAGATACTAAGTCAAAACAGATTAATTCAAAATCATCTTGTACTTCATTTTGTTCTCCAATCTTTTTAAGGGAACCGACACCTCTTGATGAGATACCTAATGTAACTCCTTGTCTTAGATAGTTTGCTGCCAAGTCACCCTTTGTTGATACAATACCTCTTTCGTGGTAACCAGGTGATGTAAGTAGTTTTATCTTACCCATTAGGACATTACCTTCCCACCATATTTCAGTAATCATGTGTGCAACTCTATCTAAATCAATTAAAGATGATTCCGGGTGATTTAACTCGGATAGGGATGTACCCTTTTTAATCATTTTTTTATAGTTCTCAGCTTCTCTTTTTAATATACGTTCAGGGTATAATCTACCATTTCTATTTGGGGTATCATATTTTTGTAACACTGCATAAAATTCAAATGGTTTAGAGTGGTCTAACATTTCGCTAGATTCTCTAATTAACGTTTCGTTACGATTATCCCTTGGGTTAACATAACCGGCGTCGTATTCAACAAGAATCCCCCTCCCTGACTCATTTGGTTGTAATATTTTTAAATTCATCTTAAATGTTTTAATAATAAATATTAAACATTATCGATTTGTAACATTTCTTCGTCGATTTTACTCTTTTTGGTTAGATAAAAATTAAAAGATTCATTATTTAAAAAATTATCCGTAAAAATTTGGTTTGTTATTTGTTGTAAAGTTTCTTTAATTTCATTACTTTTGAAGTCAATGTCGTCTTGGTTTAAGTAGAAATTTATTTCAAGATTCATAAATGATTTTTTATTTAGGTTTAGTCCGCTGGACCTTAAATCTAAATCTACAATAAATTTGTCATTGAATATATCTTTGTTTATTGACTCGTATATTGAGTGTTTGATACTTCTACTTAGGTTAAGGACGGTCCTTGTCCAATTATCACATTCGTATATTGGTTCAACCCAAGTTTGTATGTTTAAATAGAGAGATTTAAGTTTGATTGAATCTACCGTTCCATAAACAATCTTAGCTGTTTTGAACCCGTGTAGTAGAGAAGTTTTCCCCTTTTTCATTAATTTTCATATTTTCCTGTTTATTTTTTAAAACAATAGGTGTTTTTATATGTAATGTCAAAACTTTTTTGTAAGTGGGGGATATATGTAATATATGATAATAGTAAAATTAAATAATAACATTACGATTGAGAAGGCTTTAAAACTCTATAAGAGTAAAGTAATTAAAACTCGACAAAGTTCTGAGTTATCAAAACGAAAAGAATTTAAAAAACCATCAGTAATTAAACGTGATGGTCTTTCAAAAGCTAAGTATGTTCAGAAAAAATTTAAGTCAGACGATAATTAAAGATTTTCTTTAAGATTTTTAAGTTTGAAGTAAGTAAGTTTGTCGTATTTTTCAGAAATTACTTTTGAGATAGTATCACCAATCCTTGTCTGCATTGTTGAATCAGTGCTAGAATTTTTCATTTCCGTTAGTTTCGTAACAACACCTTCTTTAAGTGTGTTGTATTTTTCATTTAATGTTGTGTCATCTTCGGACAATAAAGAGATTAATTCTTTTTTATCGGATTCATTCAAACCATCAATATAACTTTTAATAGTTTTATTTGCAACACTAACCATTGTCGATAACGGTAAATCAATACCTTCAGTTTTTGTTATTGGTAATTTCCTAAGAGATTCCGCAATAACTTTTCTACTTTTGATTTTTGATTCAATAGTTAACACATCACTAGAAAATAACGTATCAATATCTGTGTAGTTATTTTCTATTTTTTTATTTCCCACCCAAGTGTTTAATTCTTTAATGTCTGATTGTTTTAATTTATTTACGGTATTCTCATAAATTTTAATACATTCATTAATATATTCAGTACAATAAGATTCACTTAATGCCTTTGGGGAACTTAACTCATCATATAGATAAAACAATTTACTTACGTTTTTATTCTCTATTACAAGTTTCTTAAATGTTTTTAATTCTTGTTTGAAGGTATCCTTAGAATACGATTCTAATAATACATTTTCAATTTTTGATTTTAATATTCCAAAATTTGTCATCTTTTTTTTATTTATAAATATCTAATCTTTTAGAAGTTTACTTAATTGAGCTTCAATATCTCCCAAAGAATTTTTTCCTTTGGATAAATCAATATATGATTCGTCTTCGGTCATCGTACTTCTCTCCACCAATATCTTTAAATTATCTCTATTAAATGATTCTGGTGTTAGTTCAGCTTCTTCTTCCGGCGCAGCGGCCTCAGGGGCTCCTCCTACCTCAGGAGCTTCACCCGGTTCAGGACCACCTAAGTCTTCCATTCCTCCACCAAAGTCTCCTCCACCTCCGAACCCTCCACCTCCTGGTGGTGGTGGTGATGATGGTAATGGACCACCGGCAGTTGCTCCGGATGTTGGGTTACCGTATAATTTATCGATATTATCAAAGATGCCTGTGTGTGTAATTATTGTTGCCGTGTTTGTTAATTCAGCTCCGACGGCCATCTCAATTCTTTGTTGTTGTAAATCAAGTTTAATTTCTTCATCAGAAAACCCTAAAATATGTTTCTTAGCCCACGATACAGATACCGGAGCAATACCTGCAATTGCTGCAACGGCTTGTTGGTATAATGAGATTTTTTCTTTCCAAAGTTCATTCTTTAGTAAATCAGCTTGGGATGATGGATTGGTAAGTCCTAACGTAAAGTTAGATAATTCATCTTCAAACCCTAATAAGAATAAATGTATGATGGCAATTTTATTTAATTCTGCAATCATAGATTTTTGAATCTTATTAATTGTTCTCGCAAAACGAATATCCTGTAATGATAAATTTTTACCATCACCGGCAGTTTCTTCAAACCCTAAGAATGCTTTTGGAACACGAAGTGCTGTTAATAATTTCTTTTGAATGTATTCTATATCGGCAATTTCTGCTAAATTTTGTGCACCCGGTAATGTCTCGATTGGCATTGCTGCCGCTGGGTCTCTAACAGGGATAAAGTAATCTTGGTCGACAGCCATTTGGTTGAATCTCATATCAACATTACCTGTTTTAGCATCAACAACTTGGTCACGTTTAAATTTGTTTGCAACACGTTGTACATATGCCTCAACATCTTTATCATCCATATTACCAACGAATACTTTAAATACACGTCTTTCCGGTGCTCTTGATGTTCTATAAATTAACATCGCATCTTCAGATAATAATAATTGTTTCCAAATACGTCTTGCTTTTTCTAACATTGACGTTCCGTATGGAAGTTTTCTATCATCACCTAATAAACGGAAGTGAGCGACTTCCCAAGAGTTAAACTCCATATCTTTTGCTTTCCACTTGAATCTTAATCCTTTGTTTTCTGCTGGTTCTTCTATGTTTGCAGATTTGGCGGCCATACCTCTTTCCAAACGTTCTATTTCAATATTTGGAAGTTGCATACAACCAACAATACCTTTGTCAGAATCCAATTTTAAATAAACAAAATTATCACCATATTTACAAGTATTTCTTGTCCACATAGTTAAATTTGTATTAACGTCTAATACGTTATTAAATAAATCAGATAATATAGATTTTATTCTTTTTGATTCAGAATAAATTTGTAACATATCTCCATTCTCGTCAACAGTCGTAGATTCTTCACCATAAATGTCTAACGCCGCAGATATTTCTGGGGTGTATTCCATACTTTCATAATCATAAAATGAAGCCAAACGAGTTGGTTCATAATAAACTGCTTGGGTGTATAAATTACTTTCAATCTTAGTCCACTGATTAGATAAGTAATATGTTTGTTGAGCTTGTAATTTTTCTTTTTCATATTCCGCTTGTGACGTTGTTTTTAATAACTCTTTTTTGTCTAGCTTATATGTTGGGTAATCCTGATTTAATAAGGAGTTTGGTCCAAATGCTTGTGAGAGTCTTTGCCAAACCGTTAAATCTGTGTTTTTATTATTTTCCATATTCTAAATTTAATTATATTTTTACGTATATAAATAGTTTACTTTGTTCTAATATGACCTGTTATTACTTATTATGTGTTAAGACATTATTTGCAAAATACAAGTTACTATTATTAACGTCAATACTATAAACAGTTGTTAGTTCATTAATTTTAACTAATGATGTTATTTCAAACTCACTATTATCCATGTCTAACAACATATTACCAACATTCAATTCTGAGGTGGTTCTAATATACCATATACCCTCTTGGTTAACAACGTGGTTATGTGAATCAGTGGCTATTAACCTACCATTATTAATACTTGTAACAGATTCCGCATCATATGAGGTGAAATTAATTACTGTGGATGTTGAATCAGTGTAATTCAATGTATCACTACTCCAAGAGTGCCATTCATTTGATTGTTGAGGCATTCCGGCAACATCAAGAGATTTAAGTACATCATTAAATTGAATATCTTGTATTAATTTAGTTGTCCCATCTTCTAATGTTATTATAGTATCGGCAACAAGACAGGCACAAATAGTACAAGCGGAATCAAAAACCCCTGAAGTCACATGGCGTTTAAATCCATCATAATTATAATATCCAGTTGAGGCGGCCGCATATCCGGGACATCCGGTTTCTTCTTCTGTGACCTGTATAGTTGTTGCTGTGCAAAAATCATCAGTATCTAAACACATGGTAAGTAATAATAGACCAGTACAAGTGTCAGTTGATGCAGAAACAATACCTTCAAAAGGATAACTTATTACTGATGTTTGGGTTGGTGTTACCGTTGGTGTTACTGTTGGAGTATTAGTAGGTGTATTTGTAGGAGTAGTTGTAGGTGTATTAGTTGGAGTTACAGTATTTGTCGGCGTATTTGTAGGTGTATTTGTCGGAGTATTTGTTGGGGTTTTAGTTGGAGTTACAGTATTAGTCGGTGTATTAGTCGGTGTATTTGTCGGAGTATTTGTCGGAGTATTTGTTGGGGTTTTAGTTGGAGTTACAGTATTAGTCGGTGTATTTGTAGGTGTATTAGTCGGTGTATTTGTAGGTGTATTTGTTGGGGTTTTAGTTGGAGTTACAGTATTAGTCGGTGTATTTGTAGGTGTATTTGTCGGAGTATTTGTCGGAGTATTTGTTGGGGTTTTAGTTGGAGTTACAGTATTAGTCGGTGTATTAGTCGGTGTATTTGTAGGTGTATTTGTCGGAGTATTTGTCGGAGTATTTGTAGGAGTGTTTGTTGGAGTATTTGTTGGGGTATTTGTTGGGGTTTTAGTTGGGGTAATACTAGGTGTTGGAGTATTTGTTGGGGTATTTGTTGGGGTTTTAGTTGGGGTAATACTAGGTGTTTGAGTATTAGTCGGTGTATTTGTCGGAGTATTTGTCGGAGTATTTGTTGGTGTTGATGACGGAGACGCACCTGGTGTTAAAGTGTTAGTTGGTGTCTGAGTGTTAGTCGGAGTTATAGTTGGTGTTTGAGTAATTGTTGGAGTATTTGTAGGGGTTATTGTTGGAGTTTGAGTTTGAGTAATTGTTGGAGTATTTGTAGGGGTTATTGTTGGAGTTTGAGTTTGAGTTGGGGTTTGGGTGTTTGTTGGAGTTTGAGTTGGGGTTTGGGTGTTTGTTGGAGTTTGAGTATTTGTTGGAGTTATTGTATTTGTTGGAGTTATTGTAGGGGTTTGAGTATTTGTTGGTGTATTTGTTGGTGTTATTGTAGGGGTTTGAGTATTTGTTGGTGTTATTGTAGGGGTTTGAGTATTTGTTGGTGTTATTGTAGGGGTTTGAGTATTTGTTGGTGTATTTGTTGGTGTTGGTACAGGAGCATTACCTTCACTTACAGGAGTTTGTTTTGGGAAGTGTTTGGTAATGTTAGAGTTATTACCACCTTTAACAGTCAAAATCCCTTGACCTTCAACATTAAGTTTTGAGCCCGCAATAATATTACCTGATTTTTTTCTACTAACAAAACTACCACTTTTAAAATTGTTTTCAACAATAAAGTTGTTTGGTATAATTTCTTCGTTAAAATCAAGATTTATATTTACAGAAACATCAATACTCCTCTTTCTATCTGAGATACCCATTTATCCTTTTTAAATAAATATTACATTCCCCCAAATAACCAACCATATTTTTGATAATCTTCACGACTAGCTTGTTGACCGTTGAATTGATTAATTCTATCTTGATAATGTGGTATTACCGGATTAAAATTAATGTTCTCTTTAATTGCCTCGTTATTACTTACAGACCAAGAGTCAATCATTGCTTTGGTTTGTTCAGTAACTTTTGTCAATTTGCTAAAAGAAGATTCGGCCACATAAGTCGCCATAGCAAGAGACATAATTAAATCGTCGTGATGTCCTTTTTGGTGGTCAGGGCGACCATTGATATAAACAAAGGTGTTCATCTCATTATACAAACGAGAACTATAAATTCTAAATTTATGTCTCATCGCCTCTTCAAATGAAGCAATAATTTGAACCCTTTTATTATTAAAGTTTAATCCCGGGATTTTATCCATTGCCTTTGGGTCATACTTCCATTTGTTGGATAAATCAACACCATCAACATATAAATCTCGATAATTCATTTCTTGGAGTTTTCTTGATGTTGAAACACCCATACCTCCGGTAATATCGATAACTATAAAACAAGAGTAGATTACCGCCCATTTATGACAAATTTCTGCCATAGTATCTGGTGGTAGTTTACCCACATATTCCGCAACTTGTTCCATCGTATCAAAATCAACAATTTGGAATGAACTAAAATCTTCTGAATCCCCACGAGAAACGTCGACACCCATAATGTATTTATGTCCGACAACCGGTTCCTTCCAAATCCAAAGAGCATTACCCATTAATTTGTTGATTGGTTCAAGAATCATATTCTCACGAATATTTTGCATCATAAGAGAATCAAATACGTTATCCCCTGAACCTAAGAAGTTACATTCTAACTCCTGAGATACTTTACGTTTATCATATTTTAATTTCTTAACCATCGCCTCAAACCAAGAAGAACAAGGTTTGTATCCATCCGCCAACAATAATTTAACATCATCGAAGTTTCTGGCATCGTATGATTTAGCTCCCCAATCAATAAATGAGTTCGGGTCGTATTCTTCTTTATTCAACAAATAGTGAATAATATTATCTGTTTTAACAAAATATAAATCTTTGGTGTATCGTGGGTCTCTATACCAAAACATCTCCGTAATTTTGAAGTCATTCATATTACGTAATGCTTGGTCGTATATTTCGTAGTAAATTTGGTCGTATCCGTTAGGTGTTGATACAACAATTACTTTACCCCCCGTAGATAGGGATGCCATACAGGCAGACCAGAAGTCACTATCGGCCTCGATAAATGCCGCCTCATCAAATACAAGTATGGTAGGTGTAAATCCACGCAAGGCATCCTTAGATGTCGCAACGGCTTTAACCTCACAACCATTTGTTAATTTGTAATGTCTTTGGGAATTTTTGGATTTATCAAAATCCACTCCGGTCCAAGATGGCCATTGAGCAACAAACGCTTTAATTTTGTTTGCCATCTCCAATGATGTATCCAACTTGTTGGCAATAATCAATATTTTTTCGGGAGTTTCTTTTCTTGCGAACACTAGTTTTTTAGACATCCAAGCCGCGGTAACTGTTGATACCCCGGCCTGTCTGTATTTTAATGCTATATTTTCATTGTATTCTTCGTAGTCATTAAGTAATGTTAACTGGTCCGGAAAAAGTTCCAATGGAACATATTTTTTAACGGTGTTATCATAAGTTTCTAAATACGTTTTAAGGGCGTATTCAATATCTCTACTACATTTTACGTATTCAATTAATACTTGTTCTCTTGTTAAATTCGACATACATACTGTTGTCGGTAATTTTTAAAATCCTAACGAAGATAAATCAATATCATCTAAGTCGTCTAAGTCATCAAATCCGTAATCCCCATAATTATCATTGTCATCCTCATCATCTTCGTCATCAGACATTTTTGATTCGTATTCGTGTTTTTTAAGGATTTCAACGATTTCAGTAACCATTCTATTTATTACCTCTTTTGCTTCAGGTTTATCAGCCATAATGGCTTTCGCTAATACAATAAAATCTTTCGCCTCTAATTGAGACAATTTCATAAATAAGTATT